GAGATCTGGAGTGAACTGGTCGACGTCGTCACCACGATCCATGGTAATGACGCCGACCTTCATTCCGCTACAGGTGATGACTCCGATTTGCATTACGCAATCGTTACCTTATCCGACGCCATAGCCTCGAGCGAGAGGCTGACAACCTTGTCGCGGCTGATGTCGCCGTGGCTGTTCAGAAACACCACGAGGTTGGTGTACTGATATCGGCTGACGGTGCCGTCGGGGTTGTTGATCGTTTCGTTCAGGTAGCCAGGCGCCATGACGTTGCCGGCGTTGAAGTTCGTACTGAACGTCACCATCAGATCTTCGAGCACAGATCCGTTGCGCGTGATGGTGAAGTCGATCTTGTAGCCGTCGGGAACGTAGCCGAACCGAGGCAACTGATTGTACGGCGAAGATTTGATGTCGTGCTTGAGCGCGGTGATCTTGACGTCTTGAACGTCACCGAGAGTAATCAGACTCCCGAGTTCGAGTCGTAGTAGGTGATCGAATAATCGACGCCTACGTTCATTCCATTGACGGGCATTTAGGCATCTCCAAAGAAAAAGCCCGCCGTGTTAGGGCGGGCTCTGAAAGGCTGATTGGGGTGAAGGATTACGAGGTTGCGGTAGCCGTGTTCGCCGTGGCCGCGAACTGCGACGGCGTCGGCTGCGTGCTCTGAACGGTTACGGTGACATTGCCGCCGCCCTGGAATTTCACCACGAAGTATCGGATGACGTTCAGGTAGCGAACCTGCCAATAGAGGAACAGGTAACCGAGAGCCTGCAGGCTCGGCGGGTTGTTATTGAGATCGCACTGGACCACCCACGGCTTGTCGATGATGCCTTGGCCGTTGATGCCGATACCAACCTGCGAAGATGCAAGCTGTGCCGACAGCCCGTCGAACAGGGACTTGGCATTGGAGCGAGTCTGATCGTTCGGCTGGATCGACTGCAACTGACCGACGAATGACCCTGCCGCCTTCGACTGAGAAGTACGGATCAGGAAGTTCGTCATGCGGGTGTACTCGATACCGTTCGCCGCGGTGTTCGAGCTGGCGTTGCGGCCGGTAGCGAACGAGTAGTAATAGCCACCGGGTGAAGAGTTCGGCGACAGGATCGTATCGATGCCGCCTGTGTTGATCAGAGACAGCTCAGTGTCGCTGTAAGTCTGACCAAGCGTCGCACGCTGCGTCGAGGAGATGCCCTGCAGCGGCTTGTTCAGCGGGGACTCCTGCGGGGACAGATTACCGATGATCCCGAGACCAATGGCCGAGGAATTGATCAGTCGCGTCTGACCGTTGTAGCTGTCGTACCACGACGGATAGTCGCCGAGGATGAACCAGAACCACGGGCTGTCGACGCCGGCATTGATGCGGGTATTGAGACAGTTCTGGATCGTGTCACCTGACGGCGAAGCGAACACCGGAAGCATCGTCTCGCTCAAGCCGAAGGATACGATCGCCGCATAGTCCGCGATGGTCGAGAGATCGCAGAGAGTGAAGCCGTCGCAGTTCGAATTGCGGAGAGCATACATGCCCTTGCGAGGCACGATGTCCTGACCCATCAAGGTGGCATCGGTGACGCCGGCAGCGCCATCCGTACCTCCAGAGAGAACCAGCGGAGACGACAGCGTCGGGATTGCGACACCGGTTCCTACCGATGCGATCACATAGGCGGACGGACCGTGATACGGCGTGCCGTTGTTGATCGCGTTGGTCAGGTTGGTCCAGAAGGTGTTGCCAGTGCCGACGCCGCCCGTGAAGGCTGCACCGGAAATCACCAAGGTCGTCGATGACTTGGCGAGGGTCAGCGAGTTGCCGGCCGCGCCAACCACCTGGTTGATGTTGGCGGTCAACGTAACGATGCTTCCCTGCACCGACTGGTTGACCTTGATCAGGTTGGAGTCGGTCGAAGCCGACAAGAACGAGATCAGGTTAGCGATCGTGATTGCCTGGGTCGCACCGATCTGCACCTGATTGCCCGTCGGAGTCGCGGTCACGAAGGTGACGACGGTGCCGGCGATCGTCACGGTGTCGGAGTTCGCCGGGTTCCCGGTGAAGGAGACGGTGGCGGTCGCGGGAGTTGCGGCTGCAATGTTGTTGAACTGCTCCGGAACCATGCCGGGGAATACGACGACAGCCATATAGGTGTTGGCCATCGTGCCGTTCTGGATCGAGAACTGGATCTTGTTGCCGAGGACGCCGCTGTACTTGCCAGAGATCGTCATACAAGCAGCGCCGCCAGCGGAGCCGCCGGTCAGCGTGGCGCCAGACAGCGTGATCGAGGTCGAAGACTTGGCGAGCGTCAGTGCGTTGCCGGCGGTGCCCGAGGTCACGGCCACCAGGTTCAGTACGAAGCCCTGCAGCGCGTAGGCGAACTTCACCAACTGGCTGTCGGCAGATGCCTGCAGCATCGTGATCAGGTTCTGAAGGGTCAAGGCAAGGTTGTTGCCGATGTTGACCTGGAGAGCCGACGCACCGGAAGCAACGAACGTGACAATGCTTCCGTTGATCGTCAGGGTGTCGTTGACGGATGGATTGGTCGTGAAGGCCGCAGAACCAACCGCGAAGGCAGCGCCGGACTGGATCTGCGAGAACGCAGCGGTATCCGTGCCGTCCGAGACGCGAACGCCCAGGAAGCCGATCGCCCCGCCGACCTGGCTGGCTGCCGACAAATAGGACGAGATGTCGTACGGACGGATGACGGGCGGCCCGATGTTCAGCGCAGCATCCTGCGGCTTACTCATCGGGATCAGAGCATTCAGCGGGCCCCAGCTACCGACGCCGACCAGACCTTCGATATTCGTGGGCTGGCCGAGCAGCAACGGAGTCGGAAGTATAATGTCTCCGTAAACGCCGGGGACGGTTAGGGCCGCAAGATTTTGCTGGCCGTCGAGAAATACAGGCATTTACGTCTCCAATAAAAAAACCCGCCTCGAAGGGCGGGTCTGGAAAGGGTTGATTAGTGGAACTGGATTAGAAGGAGGTGATCCGAACGAAGTGATGCTCGCGATCGAGCAGAAGCGTCGCCACTTCAGCAGCGTCGGTGATCATCGTGCCCTTCTCGTACTTTCCGAAAGGATGAACGCAAATGAGGAAGTAGTTCATGTGATGTGCCTTATGTTAAAGCTGTGGCTATCGCGCTGCCGATGCCCTGCGCGGTGATTGGGTTATTAACGGTCGTGATGACGGCGCCGGGGAATGTTTCGACGGTGGCATATTCGACCATGTAGATCAGGTCGCGCCGGTAGACAGTCGCAGACGATTGGTCATCAGAAATGTTGGTGCGGCTGTAGATAACGAGAGCCTGAGATCCATCAGGCATCGTGACTTTGTTACTGTTCTTGATGGCGACATCGATCGCCTTTGATAGAGTCGAGCGCACCGCTTGCGTTGGCGCCCATACACTCACCATCACGGGATGACGTTGGCGATGAGTCACTTTGCCAAGAACGCCGTATCCGCCTTGGCGCACGATGAATGCGTGCGTGGTTGGAATGGTGATGGTGTTAGAAGTTGAAGATGCACTCGGATAGTTTGCTTGCGCTGCGCTGGCGAGAGTCGCCAAGATTGCTGCGGTGCTCGCTCCATTAGCCGAATAGGCGAATTGATCATCACAGACCAACGTCAGGTATTCTTGCGCGTTAGGCTGTCCAGTTACGGTAAGAGTGTTGCCGTTGGTGGATAGACTCATTCCGTAGTTCACCGGAGTGACCACGTATGTCTCGTCGAGGATTTGGTAGACGGCGATGCCAGTGCCCATCATTGGGAAGATGGACACGTTGGCTACGGGACCGCCTGGACGAGTGCCCGGAAGACCAGTTGACAAGGACAACATCTTCCCGGCGAGATCGAGATCGAGCTGCGCCGCGTCAGGCCATCCTTCGTAGATCCTGCAGTCCATAGCCGCGACGGATGGAACAGATATCCCATCTGGATAGACTGCGGCAGTTGCCGTGGCTTGGAGATACGCAGTGACGTCCGAAATGTCCGCCACGTTATGCCTCCAACCGGATGCAGCTCAGCTTGTAGCCGGCCATGCTCCAATAGTTTTGCCCGACCTCATATCGATATCCCTCTTCATCCAAGATGATGTCTCGATCCTTGATCGAGTATTGTGCGATCTCGGTAGGAGGAATGAAGATGTACCAGGTCGGCGCGTAGAAGACGTCGGAAGGAAGGGCTTTGCCTTTCTTACGTCCGGTGTCGCCTGACTGAATTGACGCAGCGATCCCCGTGAATAGGACTATTTCGCCCTGGGCATCGCTGGGGTTGGTTGATTGCTCTGCACCGGAATATCCGAGACCACCGATAGCAGTGTCTGCAGGTCCGGCCACTGATCTGAAACGGTGAACCTCCACCGTCCGAGGATAAAGAAGGTTCACCATTACTTGGCCTGCAGAAGGATCTGCACGCTTTCGATCATGGTGTCGCCGGCCGCCGTGGTGATCTCGTTGGAAAGCGTATAGACCTGACCAAGAAGTCCGGCGGTTAGCCATACCTTGGTGATAGACGCGATGAACGAGTTGGAAACGATGGACAGATTTGAGCCGGTTGGGATGGTCCAAGCGGATGACACGATGGTGTCGCCAGCGAGACGCGCGGTCCAATCGAGATCATAGTCCAGCGTCTCCGCCGGATCTTTAGGCGGCCACAGCAACGACATAGATCATCCTAATTGTTTGGGGGAGCTACTGCAGTCCTGTTCTCTGCCGCGACTGATGCGCTCCTGAAATCGAGGAGAGCTGCGGCGATACGGGACGATCGTGCGAACACCTGGAGGGCTGCGCTCGACATGAACCCGAAGCTCGTCGACCCCGTCAGTGCGACGACGAAGACGACTCTGCCGATCAGTCCCTGCCCCGACGTGACGACTCGAGACACGCCGCTGAGCGCGACGTTGGCTGTTACCGAAGAGACAGATCGAACTGCGATCGTGGAGGATCCGAACAGACCAGCTATCCGAGACATGCTCGAAGAGCTTATGGTTCTGATCTTCGTTGCACCTGATAGGTGTACCGAAGAAATAATACCGGCGCCCGAGGCCAGGGCCACCTTCATGGCTCCGGAGAGCTTCTGAGTGAAGGATGGATTGGATTTGGCCTGCACTGACAACGTCAGCGTCCCCTGGAGCGGAACGGTAGCCTTGGGTAATGCTCGAGCCATAACCGCAACGAATGCGCGACCGATTAGCGCAACAGCACCTGGTGGAACGATCCGAGCCATGATGGCTGCCCGGCTCGCGCCAGATAGTCCGACGTGAGCAGACATAGCCGACAGCGTCTTGATGACCGAGGTCGTAGACCCGCTGAGACCAGTCTTGAGCGACGCGGATGATTTTCCTGTGCTGGCAACCTTTGAGTATCCAGCGAGAGAAGTTTTTGATACAGGCGAAGCGGATGCACGAATCTTGATGCCCATCGCGCCGAGAAGGGCAATGACAGACGGTCCGCCATAGTTTGCGGTAGAATGTATCGCAGAAGAGATGCGACCAGCCAGCGACACGACACCATGAGATAGGGCTATGCCCTTGACCGCTACAGCCGTGCGCGCCGCCATCAACACCTTAGCGGTTAGGACGGCACTGCCTTTGACTTTCGCCTTGGTAGCACCGGACAGGCTGGTCAGTCCCGCGATCTGCGCTTTGCCGATCAGCATCAGTAAGGATCGGCCGGCGAGCGCTACCGTTCCACCACTGACGACCGTCTCTGTCTCAGTAAGAACTGACCATCCGGAGGCATAGGTGCGCGAGCCTGTCTCCGTCACGATCCGCGGCGTCGCGCCGCGAATGACGTAGCTGCGCGTGGTCGCCGACGCTACAGTGGCGGCGGGGAGTTCTGCGGGTAAACCATAATACTGATGCACATTAAATTCTCAGCATCTTCCAAGCGAAGGTTCGGCCGGTACCTGCCACCTGCTTCAATGTGCATTTGATGCTCTGGTCGCTGGCGACCGGAGGCGCGATCTTGTGGTTGTTGATCTGGGCGTGCTGGTAAGTACCCTTCCACGCCTGGGTTAAGGTGCCGCCGCTCAATGCGATGGTGTAGACACGGACTTCGAGCAGGTCGCCAAGCGCGAGATTGCTGGTATCAACCTCAAGCACGAAGGTGCCGTTGTTAGTGTCAGTGGCCAGCGCCGTCTCGGTGCCGACCGTCAAGGCCGACGTCGTACCTGAATCACTGAGTGTCCATGTCATAGGTAGACTCCATACAGTGTCAGATCGATTGGTCGCTGGTTGCCCGATCCGCTAGTTGCGTTTGTCTGGCAGCGCGCCGCGATGCGCGTTCCGGCAGGGATCTGGATGGGATGAAACGGAAACTGGAACATCCAGTTGTTGCTATCGCTGTTATAGTTGAACAATTTAGGGATAATGATTTGCTCGCTGCCGGACGCACCGATGGCCACATCGACCAAGTAGGACTGAACCTTGCTGTTGCCCTGCTGGGAATCAAAAGCCCCGAAGATACCAACGTAATCCCGCGTGGTGGCAGCGATCAGTTGCGAGTATGCGCCCATCGTGTCGACGGTCGTGCTCGGGGTGAGTGAAGTTCCTTCAGTGCTGGTAGCAGTGAAGCCGATTGCATCGACGCCAGAATATCCGTCTGGCATGGTGAACCCAGCATCGAACAGGTTAAGGGAGACAGTGGCGGTCTGTGAACCGCTGCTGTCCTGCATGCGAGCGGCGATGCGCGTGCCTGCCGGAATTGAAATTGGAAACGCCCAGACTACCAAGTTGTAACCAGCAAAGATCGTTTGCGTTACAAGATTGGGAACTAAAACTACTTCCGACCCCGACGCACCGACGGCGATGTCGATCGCAAAGTTTGGGCTGTTAGAGTTCTGGACGTAAATCCTGACCTCCATGAAAGCGGCGTCAGATGCTGTCGCCGCAATCAATTGCGTGTAGGCGCCCTTGGTGTTGGCGGTGGCGCTGGAGGTAACCACGGTACCGAACGACGTGGTCAGAACAGAGCCGACGTTCTGGCCGTTGCAAATGTCGTTATGGAGAGAAAAACCGCCCGGCATTTTTATGGTCCATCGATGCTGGCGGGAACGGCCATGATTGCGGTGAGTCGAGCTGACTGGATCAAATTGATCGAGGCGATATAGTTGGCGCCATCGATCATCTGTGCATTCGTCAAGTCGACCTGTTGAGTGTGGTTCAGCGCGTACATGAACTGCTGCACCGTCGGGTCGGTCGACGCATTGATGGCCTGAAACTCCGCCGCAGTGAACCGCATGATCCACATGCTCGTCAGGATCGGCTGCGGAGCAATAGGTGCCGTCACTGTTGCCGTGGTCTTGGTCGCGGCATTCCACCCAACGGTGGGTCCGAGTGCCGGCAACCCAGAAACCGACACGAGCCCGTTGGCGGCCAGAACATCGCTGGACGCCACCGGGTCGGTATCGTCAGGGCACCACGAAGAAAGAGCGCCCGTGGTGCTGTTGTAGACGTAGATCGCCATCGCGGGCCTAACTTAGTGTGGGTGAAGGATCAAAGAGCGTCGTCACGGAGGTTGACCCGGTCTGCACGAAGGGTTGCACTTCGACTGGACCGGCAAGCGCCTGTTGCGGCGATGTCAGTGACGCCGTAATCTTGAAGCGCCACATCGCCTGGAATACTGCCGTTCCATCCGTTACCGAGCCGCCGTCGACGGCACTGGCATAACCACCAGGAACCGAAGATGCAGTGGTGCCGGCAGTCGTACAGATGAAAAGTCGGCCGGAGTTGGTCGACACTGCCATGACCTGGCCGAGGGTGACGGCCGTCGAGTTGGCGCGCTGCGGCGCTTTGCTATCCCATGCGCTGGTGTCGGCCGTGAGCGCCGTACCCGTCGTCGCGGAGATCGCAGTGCGCGTGGACATGACACTGCCAAGGGGTGCCGCAGACGATCCTGGATAGGTGACGTTCATCCACACGGAAGCGTTCGTCGGCATCGCCGAGGCGCCAGAGACGCCATACAACGTCACGTTCAGCGCCGAGGTGGTCTTGTTGTTCCACGACGCAAGAGGAAAGCACTCGAACGGAAAATAGAATGACGTGACCTGGCTGTTGTTCGGGTTGGCGAACGTATTGACGGTGTGTCCAAAGGCACCAGTGTCATCAGCGGCACCGCCGGTGCGAACTAGTGTGCGGGAGGACAGCAGGTTGCCCGCGGCGCGGGTGACGCCGTGCACGTTGTCATCGTTGGCCGACGAGCACCGAATGAGATAGGACGAGACCAGCGGGCCCTGCTTGCCGTCATCACCCGCCACACTGAAGGGAATGGCGTTCGAGGCCAGCTTGCAATTCTCTAGGTACTGCGATCCGGCTCCGCCCGACTGGTTGATGATGTAGTTCGAGCCCCAGCCCGAGAGGTCCGAGTCGATCAGGTGAAACTCACCCGCTGCCGGGTTGTTCCAGAACCGGCTCGGGAACGACGTGCCCGACGCCATCTGCGCATTGATGACTCTGCCGATGCCTCCGCCAAAGCTGTTGTGGCAGGTGGTGTCGCCGAAGCTGAACGTGCAGTTATTCCAGGTGTGGGAATACGAGAATGGACCGCCCATCTTGTTGGCATCGGAACCGGCCAGCATCCCGAAATAACAGTTGTCGTACAGCTCCATGCCGTTGGAGCTGGACTGCATCTGGTGGGCCGAGATGAACGAGATCCCCCACCAGTACATCTGGACGTTGTTGCTGGGGTCGTTGAACGCGATGGCATTGTTGCCGGACGCAGTCATTGTGACCGAGGCGCCGAGGTTGGTGTTCTGCGTGCCCGGCTGGGGAAACCAGTCTTTCGCGAGCGGCGGCACATCGCCAGTGCCTGTGTTGTCGACGCAGATGACCTGGTTCAGCAACCAATTGCTGCCGGACATCTGGAACTTGATCTGGTTGGCTGACGACTCCGCGTGGTTCTTGGCGACGTAAATCGTGTCGCCCTCGGCAGCCCATCCGGACTGCATCGCGTTGTTGATCAGCTTGTGAGGAGCTGCCCACGCGCCGGGGGACTGAAAGGTCTGTTGACCGGTCACCTCGGTGAAAGTGGCGCCGCCAGACGTGGTCGTGCTGCCCGCGGTTAGATTCCACGTCGGTTCAGTACCTGCAGACGTACCCGCCGTCGTGCAACGAAAGACTCGCTCGTTGCCGACAGTGGGGGTGGCCAACTGGCGAATAAGATTGCCGACCGTGTAGGCGTGCGAAACTGTGAACGCCGCAACGTTGCCGTAGTCGACGGACCCTACGTACCAGTTGTTGGCCATCCGCTATTACGCTGCGCTGATGACGATAGTGCCGGACGCGAACGACGGCGTTACGCCAGCCGGGATCGACTGCTGCACGATCTTTCGCAGCATGCCAGAGCCGGAGCTGGTTGTGACGCAAGCGGTCGCCGGGCCCGTAGTGGTGTCGACGTTGATGGCGTCGGTCGCGGGCGTGGCAACGAAGTTCACGGTGTAGCCCGTCCAGGTGCCCGTGGAGAGCGTCGGAAGAGTCCCGCCGTACTCCGCTGTGAACACGATCGGATCGTTGCTGGCAAACCCGTTGGCCTTGACGGACACTAGGTTGCTCGCGGTCGGAACCTCGAACGGCAACCAGGGGAAGTTGCCCAGGAAATCCCAAGCCAGAAGATCGCCCGCGGTCAGAGCGTCGTAGAGACCCCAAGCGATGACCGTACCGAAGCCGGCGCCCGTGGCAGCCGCGTACGCTACAGCAGCGCCATTGGTCGTGGACGACGGTGCAGTGCCGCTGGCATTCGGGAACGCCGAGAACGTCAAGCTGTCGGTCGAGCCGGAAGACGCATGCAGAGCGTTGGCCGTGAGGACCAGCGCGGTTCCGACGTACGTCGAGACAGTGCCGATCGCCTGCGAGTTGGTCGTATCGTAGACGGTCATGCCAGGCACAACCCAGCCAGGGTTGGTCGTCATGGTGACGTTCGCCGAGCCGGTCGTGAACGACGCAGTAGCCGCAACGGAGCCGGCAACCTGCGTACGAGCATACGCGGTACCGGACGTCGAGACTTCGGTGAAGCCGGTGCCGGCGTCAGTACCGACCGCCGTGAACAGCGCCATGAACACAGACGGCGTGACCGGCTGCGCAATCTGTCCCGTGATGTTGTTCAGCAGATTGTCTGCCGAATAGTTCGTGAGGCCGGTCATTTCGATTCCTTACGACAGCGCGGAGATGGCGGTGTTGACCGTGGTGATGTTCGAAGACTCGGTGCCCGACGGCGTCAGCACATCGTTGACAAGATAGGTGAGCTTGGTGATGCACTCAGCAATCGCGAGTTCGACCTCGAGCATGATGCCAGGGAGATCGCACGCAGCGATTTCAGCCTGGTTCTTGCCGCCAGTCGTGAAGGTGATAGCAGTGAGGTTTGCCTTGACGCCCATGAGAGAAATTCCTTGATGTTGGGGATTGGATTAGAATGTGGTCCGCGCGCGGAACGGGTCCAGCAACTTCTTGACGTCGTTGTCGAGAGTCGTTGCCGCGAACCGCATCATCGTGGTGTCGCCGGCTGTGATCCTCTGAAGACCGCCGCTTAGATTTGATGTCTGGATTAGACCTGATGCTATCTGTGCGGCTGCGCGTGCCACCGGATCAGGTACGGTCGGATATCCTGCGACGTACTTGATGCGAACGTCGGAGTAATAGGAGAGCAGTTCACCAGCCGGCACCCAGATCTCACCGGTCGCATCCGACCAGGATGACGGCGGGATCGCGATCGGTATCCACGGCGGCGGACCGCCGAAGGACTGGATCGACGCCAACAGGTTCATGTCCTGATAGAGACCGCCGACCTGATCAGACCGGCGCCCGTAGGAGTACCGGCCAAGCATCGAGACGACGCTTACGAGCGGAAACTTGGCCACGCGAACGATTGAACGCTTACTTGGCGTGGTGCGATCTTCGCTGATGACACGACCGACGTCGGCCAGGGCGCCACTGGCGTGGCTGAACTGAACATTGCCGAGCGTGATCTGATTGGTTCCGTTGACAGCTACGATGACGCAAGCTTCTACGGCGGCCGGGTTAGCGAAGTCGAGGACAAGGACTTCACCGATGCTGTCGGCTCTGATATTTGCCGGAGTCACTGTCACGACGACATTGGTGCCAGGTGTGATGGCTGATCCAAGCTTGTATGTGAAGCTCGGCGTCATGGATGCCATGGCGCAAGGATTGCCGTTGCCGTCCTTGGTATAGATCAGACCTTCCGGTCGCTTGATCTCGGCATCGATTAGGGTCGATGCGAGTTGAGCGACTCCGGCCGGCAGAGTGGCAGGAAGGCCGAAGCCGTCGTTGACACCCTGTAGATAATTCGATCCCATATCACGCCGCGTTCAGAAGAAGCGCAAATCCAGAGATGGTTGCAGTGGACCCGCCGGTGTTGGTGATGGTGACCTTGAACGACTGGAACGGGAGTCCATCGTTTGAGTTCACAACGTTCGCGGTGGCGGCGACGAGCGTGGAAGAGATGGGCGCGCCCTGGGGAAGCGTACCAACCTTATCGACGTAACGCTGGATCGAAACTGCACCGGCCTGCGATGACAGAACAGCACAAGAGAGTGCCTTGAAGCCGTCACTCGCGATAACGTTCGACACGTAGCTACCGGCAGCAGCGATCGTCGTGGGCGGCGGAGTAGTTGCCGAGACACTCAGATCGCACTGCGCTACCGGGCCTGTGGCGACCGGCTCCCAGTATTGATCATTTATTTCGGATGAGACCTGAGGCATGTGGATTCCTTATGCGGTCAGAAGCTCGGGCAAGATCAGCCGGGACTTCTTCGCCAACTGATGTTTCACGAGATACTTCCCGATGGAGTCGGGGACATCCGCTTTGCCGAAGACGAACTCGACGTTGAATTCCAGGGGCGCGTTCTTATCGTCCACCCAATCGGATGGCATCTCACCCTGGCCCTCGAGGTGCTTGGCCGGACAGATGCTCATGATGAATGATTTTTGCTTCACGGCTTTGGCGCCGGTGGCGTAGACGTGCATGGAAACTCCTGTTTAAAGACGGGTAATAAAAAACCCCCGGTGATTTCTCACCGAGGGTGTGTTTAGACTCTGGAAGAGGCTTGTGAGGCTAATGTCCCCGAAGCGACAACTCTTCCCGAGTTATTACGGACGCAGAACCTGGACCAGGCGGTGCGCGTAAGTCGCGCCCTTCACGATCAGGTTGTCGAACACGATGCCGACGTACTGGCCCTGCAACCCGGACAGCAGACCGAGCTGGAACAGACGCGGGCTCATATTGCCGTCTCCGCCAGAGATGACGGCCATCTCGATGTCGGCCTCTGTCACGATGACAGCGTAGTAGCCCTTCAGCGCGGTCGGGACCGCCGAGAAGCCATACGCCGAGACGCCCGCCGCAGAGATCGCCGCGGACAGGAACGGATCCACAACCAAGGGGATCGGGCCGGCCTGCGTCTGGATCGCGCGAACCATCACGCCGGCAGTCACTTCGACCTTGTCGAAGGTGATCTGCGACGCCTTGGCTTCACGATCGAGATAGTCACCGAGGATCGGATCGATGTAGATCGCGGTCGGTCGGATTACGTAGGTGGTATTCGCAACCATCTGGGCGACCTGGCTCTTGATGCCGTCGATGATGGAGGCGCCGTTCACGACCTGACCCGTGGTGGTGATCTGGGTCAGAGCCGAGACGTACTGGGTCGTGGTGGGGATCGTCAGCGACGTATCGGTGCCGGTCCAAACGCCGGAAGCCGACGCCACGATGACGGAGTTCAGGATGTCCTGAATGTCCTTGGCTTCGACTGCAGCGAACTGGCCCTGCTGACGGGTAACTTCGACGTCGAACAGCGACAGGTTCGTCTGGTTGACGATCGCCTTAACGTAGGCCGAACGCTCAACACGCGCCGGACCAGTTGCGGTCGGGGTGATGTTGCGCGGATCGGTGAACGCTGCGGTCGCAATCGCGGTCTGCTCGAAGTAACGATGGGGATGACCCGTCGCAAGCTTGCGGCTGACGCGCTGAAGGAAGATCGAGTTCCGACGAATGATGTCGTAGATCTCGGATTCGTACTTGTTGATTTCGATGGCGCCGTTGCCGAGGAAATCGGCGGCGGCAGTGATCTGGTCAACGAACTTGGCGGGCTGAATGAAAGACATTGTTCTTATTCCTTTTTCGCGCTTCTTACAGAGCGCCCAAACGCGACAGCTCTTGCTTGAGCGTCATGCGTTGATCCATGTTGAGACCAGCCGCCTTGAGTGAGACGTCGAGTTCGGAGACCTTGAGCTTCGCGTCGCCCTCGGGCAGCGTGATAGACGCCCTGGCAAGCAAGCTGGTGATCATCGGGCTGACGGTTTTGCGATCGGGAGCGGCGGCAGCGGCGATAGCCTTCGCTTCAGCATCCTTGGCCTTCGTCTCCGCAGCGGCGAGCTGATCGACGAGCGGCTTGGTGGCGGCTTCGACGGCAGTCTTGACGGCTGTCTCGATCGCAAGGGTCTGCGCGGCAGCGATGCGCTGCACTTCAGCGGCCTGATCGAGTGCTTCCTTGACGGCAGCCTTGACGTCGACCACGGCGGGCGCAACGACAGTGGCTGCACCGGCTTCGATCTTGGTGAGGCGATCGCCGAAAGGCTTGAGCGCGCCGTCCAGGATTACCTTCAGTTCTTCGGGGGTCATTTTTATTTCTCCTGCTTCGGCGGATGCCGCAAGCGATGTGGTTGTGTAGGCAGCCTTGTCCTTGCGGAGAATCGCTGCGCCGGTGAAAGACAGATCGGTGATCGTGAGAATGTCGGCGCTCGGGTCTTCGATCGTCAGACGTTGCGCTTCAAAGCTGAAGCCCAGGACTTTCTTGAGATCTTTGATGAGTGCCGCCGTCTCTGGAAAATCGGCTGCGTAGATGAAGCCCTCGATCGCGATCGCGTTGCCAACGATGTTGGCTGACGTGATGATGCCAATCTTTTCCTGGGCATCGTGACCGTCGAACGAAGGAGTGAAGTTGACCGCCATACCCATCAGAGAGGAAAGTGCCCTCTCCGCTGCTCCGGCAGTGACGATGATCCGACGCCCGTGCGCGCCACCAGGGGCGCCGTCGGACGGCTGATCAAGTCGCGTCAGGATGCCAGAGAACGGCATCTTGTTCGGGTGATCTGAATTGGAGATGTTGAGCGCCATTGCCTCAAGGCTGATGGCTTTCAACTTATGCCAGTCGCTGGTGTCGACATCTAGTTCGACAGCACGAGCGATGATTAGGTGACGAGCTTCGCGCTTCTCGTCGATTGAAAGCCCTTGCGTGTTCTCGACGTTGTACCAAGAGAGCTTGGTATTGTGAGCGTCGTTGATACGAAGCTTGCGCTTGCCAGGAACTGCGAACTGATCGTCTGCGAGGGCTGCGATGCCCTTCTTGTCTAGTTTTACGTTCATGGTGGGCGAAGCCCCTTAGAGGTGGTAGGAAAGACCGATCAGGAATTCCTTGGTGTCGCCGTTTGACTTATCGATCGCGACTTTAAGGAACGGCTTGATCTCAGCCAGGCGCTGATGGATCGCGTGACGTTCGTCAGTGAAGCCATCGAGTTCAACAAGTGCGCCTGCCCATGCTTTGCGCTCGGGCTCATCCTCGTAGACGAATGGGTTCTCAAGGGACTCTGGGACCGCCAGCTTCTCAGCATCCCGACTGACGTTCTCTGCGTCAGCTTCCTTGCGAAGCTCTTCGGCTTCCAGCTCGGCCATCAATTCCTCTTCTGTCTGATCGGCCATTATGCAAGCTCCGCAAGCACGGAGACGAGAGCAGCATGATTAGCTGAGTCACCACCGCTCGACGGGTACACAGAGATGATCTGAGACATAACTACCTTGAGTTCGGCGACGTGCTGCTTTGCCAGAGACACCAGCGCGTTGACATCGATTGCCAGTGCCGACATCGCGGTCTTGGACGACGCGGTCGTTACGATCGCGTTGAGGTCCGTCATTACAGTCATATTGTGATTCCTTACGCGGCGACGACGAGAACGTCGAAGGTGCCGGCGGGCAGCGTGGTCGCGGCGAGCAGCGGCGCCAGGTTGACCGTGAAGCCGAAGGTCGTCTTCGCGGAGATCCAGGCGATGCACGCCTGATAGTTCGTCACGATGACTTGGAACGTGGGCGGTAGCGCTTCGGCGAAGGTCACGACAGTCGAGACCGTCTGGCCGGCGCCGCCGCCAATCAGGTTTGCAACTGCGAGCTGCTGGCCGAAGACCATTCGATCGGTAAAGTCCGGGGTGCTGGAACCGTCGATAACAGCAGTGACCCGCTTATTGATAGCCATGTGGCTTAATCCTTCTTGGATGTTTTGGGTTTGGTCTTAGTGGTCTTGCTGCCACTAGACAGATTCTTGTCGTCGACCTGTGCGGCGCCGCGCGCAGCCTGTATTGCGATGTCGACATCGGCCTTGAGCATGTCCGAGAATGGATTGGTGCTCGGCGGCTGGCCGCGCTTCTCTCGGTACTGGTTCGGTGTGATAGCGTTGTTCTCGTATTCTATGCCGAACACTTCAGCGAGGTTTAGCTCGTCGTCGGACTCGATGCCCTTGAAGCGAAACTCAAGCTGAGAGAAGCCGAGCTTGGCGTGAAGAGCTTCGCGAGTGATGTGCGAAGCCATCAAATGCGCGACGGGCTTAATAGCCTGCCGACGATCGCGATCCTCGGACGTCTCGGAAGTGTTGCGATTGACGTCGCGCTCGAGGCCGAGGTTCTGCGGACTGATATCGAAAGCCGTTGCCAGCTCGCGGATCAGGAATTCCTGGTACTGGAGATAGAGCCCGTCGTCGCCTTCGGGGAACAGCTTCATCACCGACGGGCCGCGGGCCTTCTCGGCGCCGGCCATGCCTGTGATCGGCATAACACCCTGGCCTTCGACCTCGTTGCGCCAGTAGCTGCGGAACGCCCCAAGCGTTTCGGCCGTAGCGCCCTCGCCGAGATCGAGCAGGATAGACGGTCGAGAGTTGGTGGCGACGTTGCCGGCGAACTCGCCGACGCCCAGGATCCTCGAAATCGTATTGAACGCGATCTCGAGCGGGCCATGACCGAACGGCGTCGCGGTCGACGGGTTCGGCCGGATGTACATCAGCTCGTCGTTGCGCAGCGGGATCATTTCTGAGTTGGACCCCGTGAAGGATCCGTAGCCGACGACTTGGACGTAACGGGCTTCGTTTAGCCCTCCGGACCAACCGGGATAGATTTGAATAGTGAGGCCGTCGACCGGCCACATCCAGAGCGGACGCAGAGGGTTTCCGCTGTCCTGCATCTCGATTGCGCCGGCGCCGAGGAGAATGTCTTCGGCTACCTGTTCGAATAGCGTTCGCGCACTATCATCACCGTTCGGATGATCGATGCAGTATGAAGCGACTTCGATCTGACGCTGCAGTTCACTGTTGGGATGCAGACCATCCGACGGTACGATCTCCCATTCCAGCATCGCGATCGGGTTCTTGATCGAATTGATGGCGCGACGCGCGTACGGATTGAGAGAGAACCACCGAAGATTCCGCGGCGTCGGTTTGTAGGCAAGCTTCTTGGCGCTTCCGATGTTGTTCTGTGGAATTAGATTCGGGAACGCTATGGTGTCGCGGTGCGGCTCCTGCTTACGCCGCCCTGGGCGACCGCCCTTGAAGATATCGAGCAGCGCCATGGTGCCTCATGCGAAAAAGAATGTTGAGGCGGAATCGCTGAGCATCAGCTCAGTGAGCGCCCAGACCATCGCGTCCAATCGGTCAGGCGAGTAGCCTGCCGTCGAGCGGTCAAAATCCTGAGTGAAGGCGCACATCTGATCTTCGAGCTGAGAGAACCCCCCAACGTGATGGACGCGGCCCTGTTCATAGAGTGCGCTGATTGGTTCGGCCCGAATGGCCTTGCCGCGCGAGGCGTGAACGCCTTTGTATGCGACGTTAGAATTGACGGCGCGGATCGTGTTCTCGATCATATCGCCGCCGTTGTTGGTCTCGCCGATGATCCGGTCACCACCCAGAGCTGCGTACATCCGGCATGCTAGGGTGGCCCATTCGTTCGGCTGAAGAACTCCGGACGTGTCCTGGAGGACGTATCCGTGTCCATCATATCCGAGACCGGCCGCGATGATTCCGGTTTCGTCGGCGTCTTCGCCGGACGTCATAGCGGGATCGATCGCGATTACGATCCTCCGGAGTGGAGGCACTTGATTAGCGTGGATACGCAATTCATCCAGCTTCTCTCGTGTCCACATGGCTCCGGGGACGTCGTCGAGCATCTCGGCGTAAATCTCTTGCTTACCGAGACGAGTGCCTTCGTATTTGCGTTTGATGGTCTCGATGAATTGCTTCGCGAGATTGTTTGCGTTCTCCAAAGTGGATCCACGCGTGATGACCGTGAACGGATCCTTGATGATGTCTTTCAACAAACCAATAGGTCTCGGCGTCGTTGACACCAACACCTGTGGATTGGATCCGAGACGAAGACCAAACTGCAATTGATCCCAGCTATCCTGCGCGTACTGCCATTTCGCCAGCTCATCGCACCATGCCGCGGAATGTTGAGGACCGCGGAGCTGGTCCGGCTCTGAGCCGTTGTAGATCGAGGCAACACATCCATTCGGCCAGGTGAGCCTTCGCTTGGAAGGCTCGTATAACGGCATGAAATCTTTGGGGTGGACCTGCAATAGGCCCGAACCTTCGGTCGACAACTTCCCGTCGCCGATCATAACGTCGCGCGCGTCTTTGGCGGTTTCGGCGATGATCGCGATGTGCGAATGCTTTCCACCAGACAGTGGCGTCGAGCCGCATGCTAGGGATCTCACCCACTCAGCGCCGGTGCGCGTCTTACCGAAACCGCGGCCGGCGAGAACTAACCACGTATTCCAGTCCATGCCATTAGGCAGCGTCTTTGGGGCGAACTGATTCTGCCGACCCCACATTTCCCAGGCGTAGGCAAAGTCGAGACGTTCTTCGTCCGACAGCTTAGCTAGGTAGTCCTCCCGGACTTCCTTCGGCCAGGTCGCCATTATCTCGCCCTTCGACGAGTTGGCTGTCAGCTTTGATTTCAGCGAAGGCGGCGCCGGGGTCGACGACGGAGAAGGTCCCGTCGATGACGGGGAGTCCTTCTTCCCCAGCAACGGGCCCAGCGAGTCGTCGTTCGATTTCGTCGAACTTGGCGGAGATTCGTTCGCCTGCACTGATGAGTTCAATTTTCACGTCCACGGTTGAATGAGTGTCGACCGGCTTGTCGAATTGACCGAGGACGTGCTTCGACAGGTGCATTGTCATATTGACAGCGGGGCCGCCCTCACCTTCCGCGTGCCGCTGCTGCAGCATCCGAAGGTTGACCTTGCCGATCTCTCGGCCACGCTCGATCGTTTCGGCGAAGACCGGATCTTCCTTGATCTTCAGACCGAAGGTGCGCGCCGACATGCCCAGGATTGCGGCCATCTCCTGGTTCGTGCATTGCATCATCGCCATGCGCTCGAGGGATGGAAGCTTCACTTCTTTTTTGGGCCGACCGACTTTCTTCGGGCCGACCTTGGCGACCGAGCGTCTCCGACGGTTCTTCTCCGCGGTGGTTAGTTTGGCGACCATCAGGCCACCAAGGATACGTCTGCAGCTTTGAAGCCGTTGCCCTTCTCGGCAGATACGAGTTCGTACCGGACGGCCTGGTCGGGGAGCAGAACGTTGAGGGACCGAACCAGTGCGGTCCTATGGACGAACACTTCGTCGCCGCCATCATCCGGAGCGATGAAGCCGAAGCCCTTTGCGTCCGAGAAGAATTTAACTTTTCCTGTAGCCACTGAGTTGGTCCTTAAAATCAACCTCGCAGTGAGTGATAGACACTTGGCCTATAACTCACGCGAAGGAACGGAAAGGACGCAAGCCTTTGGCCCCAACTTCACGAAGGGGTTATCCCGCTGCAATTCGGGGCCGGGTCTTTGGGCCGGGCTAGGCTCTGCGTCGAATGGGTTGAAGATTCCTGGGTAACTATTCGTCCAGCGACATCTTCAATGTGGATGGTAGAAGAGAACTGCCAGCGACCCACACACGGTGAGCTTTCTGATAGTCGCGACTATCAGCTATCGTTCGGTGAGAAGCGTTGCCGCCGGTCCCCGTGTAGTCCAACAGATTGTTCCATCCAGAGATGGTCTGCCTTCATCCTACGTTCCGCGCTGGATCAGTTTAGTTGGTTGCGGCGGGTCGGATTTGAACCGACGACCTTCTGGTTATGAGCCAGACGAGCTACCGGGCTGCTCCACCCCGCAATATTTTGTACTAACCGCCACCACCGGTGTCGGTGTCGCTTACCTGGGCGGACGTATCCGGATTGGCAGCCATGTCGGCGTCAAGCTCAGCCTGGGTCGGCTCGACGGGATTCATTTCGCTCGGGTCGGTGTCGCCGCCGAAGGTCGAGGGGTCTTTAGGATCGGTCATTTTGATTCTCCTGTGAGGGGTTGGTTGGATAAACGTTTGGCGTTCTTCCGAGAACGTTTCTCGATGGCCGCCTGGATGCGCTCCGCCCTGCCTGGAGCGTAGGCTCGCTTCATCGCGGCTTGGATGGCTCGGAATTGTTTGCGCGTCAGTGGGGCTGTCTGTGGCACCCTGGGCATGTTCATCGGATACATCAGCGAACAGACAGCAGTGGAGCTGGAGCCAGACAATCCTTCGAATGACCTTCGGGACCGCCCCATAGGTGCGTAGCCATGATCTGATGCAGAATGGTCAGTCGCTTAAATCCCTGATACCAACCGTACCGTTCGATGACTGCACTGGCCTCGCGTGAAGCCCGTTCGTAGGATAGTCCGCGATATTCCGGATATTCCATCATGGTCGACCTGTCTGTCTGTCTGTTACGGATAGAAGTGGATCGTCGAGATCTCGTAGAGAGCCATGATGCCGACGAAGACGATGGCACACCCGACGACGACCATGCTCTGCCAGACCCACGCGAGATCGGACGGTTTCTTATTCAAGCCAAAGTTGCGGGTCATTTGCGGAGATCCTCATAGCGCCAGGCGTATTCCGAATTCTTGTCAACGAGGAGCTGGAGTCGCGTGATCTCGTTGATGGCATCCCGACAGACAGAGG